TTCGAAATGCATTTTAAAAATAGTGATATCACTTTTAAGACGATGGTCTTTCTTTTCCAATTGAATAAGAGTTTCATTTATGTATTTTAACCTAGATTCATCTAATGTTTTCTTATTTATAATGTCAATTGACTCATCAGGTTCACTTAGATTCCCATTATATTCCAAGACATGGTTTCGAAACTTCTTATGCCATGGGGATGTCGAAGATTTAATCTGATTATTGATAATGCCGATATAGACATATTTAAGGCAATTCTGATTGAAGTAGCCTATTAATTTAGATTCTGGCATTTCAAGTAAGATAAGCCATAGTTCTTGTCTGANNTGAATTCGTTTCTTTCTTCAGGATTCCCTAAATACTTTCTTAAAACATCTTCGTAAAATTTGTCATTTAAAATGTGAGTTACTACATCCTGTTTTGTGGTTAACATGTTTGAATAATTATTTAAAGTATATATCGAGGTAAAAGTCAGAAGTAAACACATGAGACACTAGAAAGTCCAGATTTTCTAAATTCGATTCTGAAATTTCAGATTAGACCTAATTTCCACAGATTTTGAGGTTAGATTGGGTCTCCATGGTAAAAGTACACCTGGTACTGATTCTGGAGTTAGTCATGATTTTCTGGGGAATAGTGTTGGTATAGACTCTCTTTGATTGTCTGGTTTGACTGGTCAAAGTCCGCTTAAAACCGCTTAAAAGTGCCTCTAGAGACTGCTATATTCAACTAAATACCATTGAATACTATTAACTTGTACCAGTTACTCCTTCACACTACCTAGAGACAGCCAGATACAGACCTTACTCCAATAAGACTAAGTTCCGAGGCCTGTACTAGACATACATTAATTAGATTGGATATCCTTAAGACTAAGTTAACCTTATAATTAAATAGGATCAGTTTCTTTCAGTTATAGGCTGAAGTCTTATAATTTTAAATAGAATACACTTCTTTTAGATATCGACAGCCTATATTTAATGTTTATAAAAGTCGATGTGTTAACACCATTCATGTATCTAGATTACCACTCATGTAAAAGTGTGTAAAATTTTAAATAAAAAGAAAAATGTGAAGAAACTTTTAGAAATCAATAGTATATAATCTATATCAAAATAATTTAACATGCTAGTGAAAAACTATATTATTAAATCCGCGACAATTAATTTAGAAGATGATAATTTCATTTCGAGTATTCCAACTCAATTATTAAAAGAACAAGGTTTATCATTAATACCAAGTCAAGCTTATACTATTCTTTTAGAGTTAATTCAAGATGATAGTAAAAATAATTATAGTTTTATAAATGGTTATATTAATATTATCAAAGACTTAATTAAATTTGATGGTTTAGAAATGCCAAGAAAAATACTTTTTAATAGTAATAAGAAATATGTTGAGATTATTGAGAAGTTAAGATCAAATAATTTTATTATAGCAATTAAGAAAGGTTATTATAATAAATTAAATCCATCAGAATCTACATGCGCAATTTATACATTAGATACTTTTAAATCATTTACATTTATTAGTTTAGCTGAGGATAATATTGAGAATCAAATGAAAGTAGAAGTTGAAGGTTTATTAGAGACTCCACTTAATAATAAGAATTTCATTAATACTTTAATGAATACTACAATTTTAGCAACTGAAGCTATATACGCAGAATATAAATATTGTATTGAATCAGGTAAAGATTATAAGAAGTTCTTATCAAGAGTTAATACTATTTTATCATTTACAAGATCTAGATCAGCAGGTAAAGGTGAAAATGTGAATAGAGTATATTCATCATTTACTAGTCTGTCTAGAATATCTAGAAAGTTTCTAGTATATGATGGTAATCCATTCTTTGAAGTTGATATTAAGAATTGTCAACCTTTATTATTAATTTGTATCTTATCAGAAATGGAATTTGAAATTGATGAGAATTATATTGAAGATGTAACTACTGGTAAATTTTATGAGGCTTTAATGCAACAAGCTATTAAATTAAATGTAGTTAAACAAGTTAAATATACTAAAGATGATTCAGGTAATCAAATTGAAGCTAAGTTATTTGCAAATAGAGATGATGTTAAAGTATTAGTATATTCAGATATCTTATTTTGTACTCAATTAAAAGATACTGCAATTGTTAAAATCTTTAAGTCTTTATATCCAAAAGTTTATAAAGCTTTAAAAGAAATTACTAGTCAATTAAGTTTAACTGGAGAGAAGTTAGCAAAACCATTACAGAATATGGAAGCTGAAATCGTATTAAGTATTGAGCCTAAATCAAATTATTTTACTGTACATGATGCAATTTATTTAACAGATAGAAATGAAATTAATAGTATTAAATCAAGACTTATTACTAAAATTAAACAAAAAAGTAATGGTTTAATTAAAGATTTATTATTTGGGAAAATAGAAGAATTCGAAATAGTTAAATTACAAGAGAATGATATTGAGATTATGTCAATGAATTTAAGATGTAAGAATAAGTTTAGAAATCCAAATAAGTTATCTAGATTAATCCAATTTAAAGAATTATATGGAACATGTTCAACTAAAGAATTATGTGAGAAGTTAGATATTACAAGAAGAAGTTTTATGAATTATAAAAAACAATTAAAACATGAAAACAATTATCTTATCAATAGCTTTATTATTTGCAGTAAGTTGCAAAAAGAATAATAACATTCAACCAGAAAGTCCAGTTAATAACAATCCAACATCTCAAGTCCATACTATTAAATGTGAATCAGATGTAGATGATACAACTAACTTCTTTATGTCTATTAATAATGTCTATAAGAATCCAGCTACTACAACTTATACTGTGAAAACAGGTGATGTTATCTTAGCAACTGGTCAAAATTTACAATCAGTAACTGAATTACATGTATGGATTTATCAAGATGGTCAGTTAGTTAAACAAGTTTCAGGTACTCCTGGTTGTTATACTACATATACTGTAAATTAATTTGAATAAAACCGATTTTTCTGAAGGTTTACTTGAAATTAAACAATAAATAATCTATACAAAATAATTTAACCACAATGAAAATTTCCAGATCAACTTATTATTATCAAAGCAAAAAGAAATCAAAGACAGGTAATTGTGTTTACCTGTCAATTGATTCTAATGAAGTTATATTTTATGTAGGTGCAGGTTCTTTACCTGATGCTTTATCACCATATAATAAAGGTAGAAATTGGACTAAAATAGCTAAAAAAGGTTATTATACTAAAATAATTAAACGTGATATGGATTTAAAATCAGCAATTTATTATCGAGATTCATTAATTAAAGAATATGGTTTAATTAAAGATGGAGGTACTTTAGTTAATGAAATAAGAATTAAAGAACGTAGAAGAGTTAATATGTCAGCTATATTAGATATAGAAACTGTCATAGCTGTTCGAAACAAGATTAAAGACATAGACTATTCAAATTATAATAAGAGTAGATCTAAGTTCTATAAAGAATTCCAAGCTTATCCTTTAGATCGAGTATTTCATATGAAGAAGTTTGGCGATGATGTAGGTTTATCATTACCAACTGTAGCTAAATATGTTGAAGAAGTTTATAAATTAAGTGGATTTGAAAGATGACGAATTTAATATTAATATTTGGTGTAATATCAATACTTGTATCTAACTATAGATTATCTAAAATAACTCTTAAAAATCATGAATTATCAAATGAAAATATTAAAATAAGAGAAGAGAATCTTAAACTTAAAAAAGAATTAACTATAAGAATTGAAAATGAATTAGCTGAGTTAGAATTCATGCTTAAACGAATTAAAGAAAATAAAAAATACAATTATGAAAACAACTAAAAAGAAATTCAGTAGTCCAATTAATAATCAAGTAGAAGAAATATTAAATCTACTTAATCCTAAAGATAAAAAACAAAAGAAAAATAAATAATCAAACAACCATGAGAACCACAACCGACTACAATTTAATTGAATCATTCTATTCTAAAGAACACATCATTAATGATATCGTAGATAATTATATAGATTCTATTCTAATGTCAGACTTAGAATATATGGATCTTCAGTATCTTTATAAATTAGATGAATTTGAAGAAAGTAATCCAGACTTAGAAGTAGATTTAGATCAATTATCATATGCAGTAATTGAAGAAGATAAAGGTTATAGACTTAAAATTAAATTTAAAACTAAAAATAAAGATTAAACTATGAGAACAAATACTTATGAATTATATGAAAAATATAAAAAGGAATTCATAATTAATGATATTAGAGATAATTATAATGATGATATCATGCATATTGAAGAATATCTAGATCTTAAAGCAGAAGAGATTATACAGAAATTTAGAATTGCATATAATGGAATTGAAGTAGCTAAATCAGAATTCTGTTATTGGGAAGAAGATGATTACTTTATAATGAAATGTATAATTGAAATTTAAGAAAAGGAGAACTTAATTGTTCTCCTTTTTAATGAGTAATCACTATAGGAAGTGACCCTTTATTTAAAACTACCCCACAACCAATTATCGGTCTTGCATTAAAAGATTTATTATAGGCAAATGCAAAAGCATTATCATCTATTCCACAACCAACTTGCATTGCAAAAAGATTATTAACTTCACTTTGACTTCTTTGAACATATTGTATAGTATGTAAATGACCTTGTACAACACTTATTCTTGAATCTTTCATTCTTTTAAGAGCATTGTTTGTACCATGAGTGTACATGATATTATTAATAACTATCTTATCTACGAATTGCCATGTATCAGGCGCATGATATAATTCATTCCATGTACGAGCATATCTTCTTGATAAACCTGTAGCAAACATCTTTCTATATAAGATAAGATCATGATTACCTACAGTTACAATAGCATTAGGGAACATTTCATACCATTCTTCTAATTGTAATGCAGCTTCTTCAGCTTCATCTCCAGCACTTAAACCGTCTGGATCCGTATTATGAAATGATGAATAATGGAAATCAGCTAAATCACCGATGAATATAACTGTACCACAATTAAATATTTCTTGTTGATGTCTACAAAATTGAAGATATTCTTTATGAGTAAATGGTGCATGAATATCACCGATGACTAAGATATTATCTTTATTTGTTTTTGTACTTTTAAATGGTTTAGTGTAATTAAAGTTTTTGTACTTTTTAAAATACTTTGACATTTTTCATGTGGTTATTTTTATAGAGCTTATTAAAGCTAGATATTGTAATAACTACTTTGTGTCAACTTTATCTTCAGTCTTTGGTTTATCTTCAGCAATGAGACCTCTTAATTTAGAGTCCATAAATGTCTTAATATACTTGATAAAATTCTTACCTGTTGTTTTTTGGAAATTCTCAGATATCGAAGTAAACTCAGTCATTGCTAAGAATGCTAATGAGATCTTAACGAAAGGTATCTGTTCGAATAAATATAATTCACAAAGATGTGCTGATATAATTAAAAGTTGATATATTAATGATTTAGTTATAGCACCACTTAATTTCTTACTGGTAATAGTTTCACCATTTTTTTTAGCTGCAATAACACCAGTCATTGTATCAATCATAATTAAGATTCCGACAGCTATCATTGCTGGCTCGATTGAAGAGAAAAATATAGCTAATCCAATAGATATTTTTTTAAGTAATGTTAAAAAAAATGTTTTCATTTCTTTGATTTAGTTATTTTTATTTTTTCCTTTTGTTCATCGCTCATAGGTATACCTTTATTCCAAGCTTGTCTACCTTTATTTGCTTTACTACCTATGTAAATCTTATTATTAATTAAATTTCTTATAGAATATATTACTGAATTCATAATTAGTACCTAATTCCGTTTTTTTTCATATCAGTCTTTGTTATATCTTTTTCTTGGTATATGTATACCGTTAAATGAATTATTTGGATCTGGACTTAAGTCAGTAGTAGATGCATGATATTCTGGGAACAAATTTGAATTCTTGCATAAGTATACTGACATCCTCTCAGCATAAAACTGTGCTGTACTTAATACATTATCTCTTATATAATAAAGCTCTGCTAGATCTGCTGGAGTTGAATTGTCACTAGCTTGTTTACTAATAGATTTATTTCTAAATTTAAAGTTCATAAATGGTACAGCTTCATAAACTGTATATTGAACTAGAACTGGTATAATATAATCTTCAAGTAATATTTTATAATCACCTGTAATTGGAACTGGACTAGGTAAAGCTGGATTAGCAGCCTCAACTAATTGTATCATCTTTTCATATAAAGGTGTTCCAATTGTAGATTGAATATATTTATCTTGTGTTACTCTGATTAATGGCTCAAGTACTTTACCATCAACATTATCATTGATAATAGAATTATCTCTTAAGTACTGAGATCCTATAAATATAGTTTTAGTAGCTCCTGCCATGATTATTTAATTGGATTATTTTCTAATGATTTGTTTAAATCAAAAATTGTATATTTCTTTAAATTTAAAAGTTCTTCTTGGCCATTGATTCTTGAAATCTTTTTAAATGCATTCTCTAAATCAAGTTGTAATGGATTAATAACAGTCGATTGCATATATTCTAACTGTTCAGTAATCTCTTGGCTTGAACCAAGTTTACCAGATGTTTCAATACCAGCAATTGCACTTGTAAATTTATGTACTTGCATGATAGTACTTGTAATAGATAATCTTAAATCTCTAAATCTCTGATCACTTGAATTAGGTTGTATCTGAACAAACTCAGGAGCTTTTTCAGCACTTTCTGCATATACCATAGTAATATCTGCAGTATTTTCAGCACCTGTCATAGTTGCTACTATATCTCTTCTTTCTTCTTCTCTTTGTTCAGCTGTAGGTATACCTGACTTATTAATAATAATCATTTGTGGTGCGAAACCATTCTGAATATTTTTTAAATGATAAGTACTAATTTCATAAGAAGTTTTAATATCATTTAATGCAGGCATATAACTTGGTAAAGTATAATAATCCATACCTGGTGAATAAGTCTTAAAGAAGATTACTTGATCAGGATTATTCTTTCTATATTCAATGTCTTCATTTTTCATGACATCATATTCAGGATAAAATACAGGATAATTATCTTTACGTCTATAATTTAACCAGTCTTTACTGAAGTAGAAACCTTCTTGTTTATCTGGATTTCTTTTAGTATCACAATCATATTTAGCAATTCTCATCTTCTCATATGGTAAGTGTTGAATTCTAGATATAGTGGTAAATGTTTTATCCCATGAAATCATTAAATAGAAACCATTAAAGATAACTTTATCATAAGCAACTTTAGTAGCTATCATATTTAAGTCTTCTTTAAAATATTCATTTCTAATGAAAGGACTATCTTGTTCAAACCCACCGCCTGCTATCATATCAACTTTACGATCAATTAATACTCTATGAATTGGACTTGCATTTTGATATAAACGAATAATCTCTTGTGGGAAATCATTTTCAGGTCCGAATGAAATCCATGGATTAGCACCAAAGTATTCACTTACTAAAGGAGTACCTGTATAATAACGGCCAAAACTTTGGATTGGTGTTTTATTAAAATTTACAGTTTGTATTTCTGCCATTGTTTTTAAATTTAGTTTAAATATCTTGATTAAGATTTCCAGTATAACTTATGTATTCTGTATTTGGTACACTGTCTGTATATGCTTGACCAGGTTGAGGACTTTCTCTTAAAACTTTAACCATACCTACTTCACAAACTTCATTTTCAAATGGAGTAGACGGATCTGTTGTAAAAACAGTATAGGTATGTTTACCCGTATTCAAATAAACAATTCCATTATCTAGATCTTCTTGATTAATATCATCGACTAGAGTTAATTCAAATTGATTATATCTTAAAGGATTATTTGAAGTATCAACTATAGTTATAGTTTTAGCTTCTTTAGTTGTTTCATCTAAAATAACAATAGAATATAATGCATTATTAATTGTATTTAATTCACTTATTGTTAAATAAATCTGATTAACTCCTGATTGTAATGTTATCATATCTTTAATATTCTTTCTTATGGATTAATATAATATTTAGACACTTGTTTAAATGAAAAAGGCAGTATCGGAATGACACTGCCTTTAGATATCTCGTCCAAGTTAATATTAAACAATTGTTAAGCTATCAATATAAGCTTGAGTTGCTTCTCTTGCTGGAGTAGGTTCTTTCGCTTGTAGACCAACTGTAACACCATTCATATCACCATAAGCTTTACCAACGTTTGCAGCTGAACTAATTAAGTTAGCACCATTTTGTTCTCCAATTAAGAACCATTTACCATTTTGATCTTGGATTAAAATAGTTAATTCTTTTTGAGCTAATACATATAACAAATCTCTTAATGAAGCTTGGTATTTATGGAAAACTAAATTTACATTTTGATTCCAGAAATTAGTTCCATTTTCAATAGAGTGTTGTCCTTCTTGTGTGAATTCTGCAGCTTCTGATGTTTGTTCAAACTCATAATAAGTTTCTCCACTAACACCTGAAACAATTGCACCATCAACATTATATGTATAGCTATCATCTTTTGAAAATGACTTGATTAAGACACGTTGAACACCACCGGTGTTATCTCTACAGCCTAATGCAAATCCTTCATTAATTATACATGCCATATTTTCTTTTTGATTATTTTAATTTTTTAAAAAAGAGTGCCAGATTCCTCTAGCACTCTAATCAATATTAGTTAGATCTTACAACTAATTCAGGGAAGTAGTAACCTGTACCTAATTTAGTTTTTGAGTTAATCTTAAATGATTGTAAATCCATTGAATACCATTCATTATAAGATAAATCATCATTACCACCGAATGCTACAACGATATTTTCTTTTGCAGTTGCAATGAAAGTACCTGCTGGAACACCTGTCATACCGTTAACTGAGTGAACAGTAGTTCCGATTGAACCCGGGTGATGTAAAGATGTAATACCTTTAGATTGAGTATCATAATTAAATAAATTGATAGCTCTTAAACCTAATAAGTATTTTTGGAAATCTGCAGGAGATAAATAGATTTCTAATTTATCTAAAATTTCAGAAGGTGCTGCAGCAACGATTGAATCAATATAAGCAACTGCAGTAGAAGAAGTAATAGCTACTCTTGTAACTGTAACTTCACCTGTTAATGCAGCAGCATTATAGATTAAACCATTACATAAATCTAAGTTACCTGTAACACCAGATGTTACAGTATCACCTTGCCAGATAATTTTATCTAATTCAATAGCGATAGATTCCATTTTATTTGCAGTGAAAACTTCTCTGAAAGTACCTAATGACTCAGTGTCATACGCTCTTTCCATTTCATAATCATAGTAGAATCTTTTTAAATCATCTAAACAGATTGATTGTGCAAATGTGATTGGACACATTGTAATAGAACCTTGAGCCATGATAGTAGAACCTGCATCTGTATTATTACAAAGTGCGTTAGTTCCAACCATTGTTGACTTAACGAAATTTAATTTGTAAGTGTCACCTAAAACACCATACTTCTTAGTTACTAAGTCACCTTTAATAGTGTTTGCTTGTAACACGATTTGCTTTGCTAAACCAGAACTAATCTCGTCTGTGTAAGCTGTTAACGCTGATACGTCTAATGCCATAATTTTAAAATATTTTTATTTTTTATTTGTTATTTCTTGTACTTTAGATAGGAAAGTATTATCTTTTCTATTTTCAGCCTTTTCAAATTTTCTTGTATCTAATGAAGGAGTTGCTGGAGCTTTCTTTAATTTCTCAAAAGATTCTTTAGTTGAATTTAATTCTAATTCTTTAGCTTCTAATTCAGCTTTAATCTTTTCTAATTCAGTCTTTAAAGATTCAATTTCAGGATTAACTTCTTCCATTTTAACTTCTCCAGTTACTGGTTCTTCTCTCATTTCTTCGATAACAGGCTCTTCTTTAGCAGCATCTGCTTTTATCCAATTAACCACAACCTGATTTTCATCTACTGTAATAGAATCGCCGTTATCTAAGGTGTAATCTCCCGCAGGAAGTTTCTCTAATTTTATTTCTTCTAAAGGTACTTTTTCTGAAGCTTCAGTTTCAGAAGAATCTTCTTCTTTAGCTTCTACAATATCTGAAATTTTACCTTTTGTAATTGTAATAGTAGAACCATCTTCTAAAACATAATCACCATCTTCAATCGCTTGTTCAGCACCTGCTTCATCGATTAATACAATTTCTGCATCTTTATTTAATTCTGCTGATTTAACTAAGAAGATTAAACCATCTTTAGTTTTAACGAAAGTAGTATCTGCTTTAGGAGTTTCTTCAGCAAATAATGCTTTTACTTTATCTAATAATGTCATTGTTTAGTATTAGTTTATTTATAATATATATAGATATTATTCTGCTGTATTAATAATTTTCTTAATTAAGGCTTCTTTGTCAGCATCATTAAGATTTGAATTAACAATAGAATAGATCATTTTTTCTTTGTTAGACTTGAACTCACTAAAGAATCCTTCAATTGAGAATCCAGTAAAACCACTTGATTTAATAGTAGACCATAATTCTGGATTATCAACTTTATATGTCATAAACCATGTACCAGGTTTAACATCAGTAAATCCTAAAGCTTTAGATTTATCGACTTCTGGATCTTCAACAATCCAACTTTCAATAACATAAACATTATTTGAATAATTATCTAAATGATCGAAATTAGCTTTAGTATGATTACAATTTTTTAAATATACTGATGCACATTCTTTAACAGTGTCAGCTGAAAACCAACAATTATAATATTCCTTTTTCTTTTCATTATATCTTAAAATTTTAAGATCAGGTATCATAACAGGTCCAGTAATTTCCTGTTTATCTCCTTGTGCTTTAAATTGTTCTTTAGTAGATTTATTAAATAACTCAACTGCTTTAAATAATTGGAATGACTTTTCAATAGCAGGATCTTTTACAATACTAACTGCCTCAACATCATCTCCATTTTCATCATTAAGTTTAAATTCAACTAAAGGTAATTCTTCATGTTTTTCCATATTAATTAATATTTTATTTTAACTTTTGTTTAAAATGAAGATCTTCTTTCAATAGTAGCATTCATATTTTGACTACTAGTAACTTCTTGACTTACAACATATGCTTTAATTGGCTGAGCTTGTCTAAATCCTTGACCGCCACCTTCCTGTGAAGCTAATCCAGTATTATAATCTCCACCACCGATACCATAAAGTTTAGGGCCTTGTCTTGATCCAGAACCTTCAACATTTCCGCCTGCACCTGCTGCACTTGGTGGTTGTAATGTAGGTGGTTGCGGTGGACTACCTGCATCAAACTTTTGTTTAGCAATTGTTGCTACTTGAATAGCACCCATTGCAGCAACTGCAGCACCTGCTAAAGCACCTAATACGATACCTACTGGACCAGGTACAGCTTGAATCATACCTGTTACTGCACTAACAACACCTGTAATTGTAGATATAACAGCTTGAGCAATCCTTAATTTTTTATCTTGCTCAAATGCTTTTCTTTTTATTTCAGTATTTCTATTATATTCAAGTAATTTTAATTCATATTCCTTTTGAGCATATTTAGCTTGAATCGCATCTTTTTGTTCAGATGTTAATTGTTCATTTGATAATTCAGCATCTCTTTGAGCTTCTAAATTAGATAATAAATTATCAGTATCTTCTTCATTTTGTTTAACTTTTTCTTCAGCTACTTTATTTTGATATTCAGCGGCTGCAGCAAGTATAGAACCTAATGCATTTAAACCTGCTGATACTTTTTCAATAGTACTAGCACTTTTATCATTAATTACTTGAAATGCATTACCTAAATTTTGTACAATAGCTGATCCTAATTTACCGGCATTACCACCAAGTCTTTCAAATCCACCAACTATAGAATCTGTAAATATTTTTGATGCATCATTAATTTGTTTATTTTTTAATTCTTCTGCAGCAATTTCATTTCTATATCTTTCTAAACTTGCATCTAATTTTTCAGCTTCAGCTTTCTTTTTTTGTTCTACTTCGTAATCTAACCAATATTGTTTATCAGCAGCTGCTTGTGCATCTAATTTACCTAAATATTCTGCAGCAGCATCATCTTCATCCTGTAAATTTTTATTATGTTCTTTTTGATGTTTTAATTCAGCATCTCTATCTTTTTGATCTTTATCTTGTTTTTCTTTAGCTTTTTCTGCATTCTTTTTAGCTAATTCTTCTTTTCTTTTTTGTTCTTCAGCTTCTATAACTTGAATTTGTACAGATGCTGCTTTAATAGATTTTAATTGTTCAGTTAATAATTTATTTTGTTCTTCAGTTAATATACCACCTTGGCGAACATAAGCTATAGTTTGTTCAACTAGTGCTTTATTAGTTTCAATAATATATTTTTGTTTAGCAATTTCTAAATCTACAGCATTTTTACCTGAAGCTTTAGCTACAGCTATTTGCTGATCATATGCTAATGTTTGATCTTCAATTGCTGTTTTAGCTTTTTCTGCATTTTTAACCATTGATTCAGCTTGTTTATCCATTGCTGAATTTGTTAAACCAATCGCATCTGTAAATTTATAAACTAAATCAATTACATATTGAATGATATCACCTATAGCTCGAAATGCCTTACCTAAAAAGCCAGACCCTTTAGAAAGTTCTTCAAAATTTTCAATAAGATATTGTATACCTTCAACTATTAAGAAGATAGGAATAGCTTTCATAGCAGATCCTAAACCTTGGAATGCTATCTTAGCTTTACCAAAATCGGCATTCTTAAATGAATCTGTTAATAAACCAAATGAAGATTGTAACTTTTCAATGCCTGTACCCTGTAATGATTTTGAACTATCTTTTAAATCATCTAATTTATCTTGTAGTTCATTAGCTTGTTGGGTAAGTTCTTTAAAACCTTTACCACCTTCACCTATTTCTAAAGCTTGAGACTTTAAATCTTTAATCTGTTTTCTAATACCAGATAATGTATTTAGAGTCTCTTCACCTCCGTCGGTTTTGACGTTTATTTTAATATCTGCCATTTAAGCGATTATTATTTTATCATATTTAATACCACAAATCCAATTTATAGTCGTAGCAGCAATACCTGTTACTGTTACTTTTAAAGAATCAGTAGCATTATCAGCTGTAGCTGCTACAGTAGCTGTAGCTAAAGATGCATCTGCTATTGTAGATGTTAATGTTAAAGTACCACCTACTAAAGAAGTTGTTCCTGCTACATTTTTAATAATACCAAATCCTTCCCATTCTTTACAATCACCTGTTGCTACATCAGTTGCTAATATTGTTAAATGAACTCTGTAAGCTGTATTAGATGCAATTTCAAATGGTATTGCTAAAAATTGGCCAAATGTACTTAAATCTTTAGGTGTAGCATTTGTAGTTCTTTCACCAAGTGAAGAAAATCCATTAGATCCTAAATCATCAGTACC